ATACTTGATTACTCAACTTCAATTCACCGGTGATGAATCTGTAGGTTCTTCTTCCAACAAAATCAAATTGAACTTCAATCATCCAGTCAAAGAATTAATTTGGGTTGTCCAACCAGATCAAAATGTTGATTATTGTTCTTCTCTTGTTTGCGATGCTTTGCTATTTAAGGTCTTAGGTGCTCAACCATTTAATTACACTGATGCTATTGATGCTCTTCCAAATGCTATTCATGCTTTTGGAGGTCCTGCTTCCATTGCAGCAGATAGTCGCTCATACATTGACGCTCGTGGATTATTTAATGATGCTGGTGCTTTAGATTATGACATTCCAGAAGGATTCACTGGATACTGGCATTCTGATACAGGTCCTTACAATGAGGCTAACTTAGGAGGACCTACAGTTCCTGCCGTTGATGGAGACCTTTCTGCTTCCATTTTGGCTCAACTACAAGATTTGTCTGCAGCGGGACACAATCAAAATGCAACTGTATCTGACGCTGGTACTTTTGTTTTGACTGAAACCTCTTTGGATCTTCATTGTTGGGGACAAAATCCAGTTGTCACTGCCAAGTTACAATTAAACGGACAAGATCGCTTCTCTGAACGTGAAGGTTCTTATTTCTCTTGGGTTCAACCATATCAAGCCCATACTCGTTGTCCAGATGAAGGCATTAACGTGTATTCCTTCGCATTGAGACCTGAAGAACATCAACCCTCAGGGACATGTAACTTCTCTCGTATCGATAATGCTACACTCCAACTCGTGCTCTCAAATGCTACTGTCGAAGGAACAAAAACCGCTAAGGTAAGGGTGTATGCCACCAATTACAACGTGTTGCGCATAATGAGCGGCATGGGCGGCCTTAACGAAGCAAATTTACGAATTTGTTTAACCAGGGCCAAAAAGCAGTATGCCATAGCAAAACGACCTCTTGCTGTGGAAAACCATTTATGCTGTCGTATAAAAAAGCTAACTGCTAGTGATAATTTGATGAAATTTATTGAATTATTGCGACATATCTTGTTGTTCGGGGAAACCCTTAGAGCTTTTTCTACCAAGGATAATATCGAAAGAATTATCTGGCCAAGAGTAATGAACTTGGGTATGGTAATAATGAAAAAGATTGGGCAATCCGCATGCTTACTACCTAAATCCGATGTGATAGGAAATGGTAGGGCGTCAGAGACTGAACGGATGTGGGTCAGTGTTGAAGATCTAATCAATCTGAGCTGGCTTAAGATACAGTCCTCCTCAATGGGAAACTATTGGGAATTAGAGTGCTTATTCAAATTAAGTTGTTATACTCGTTACAATTATTTTACAAAAATTATAAAAAATAATATAATTTTAATTATGAAATTATATTATTTAAAAATGAATGTGTAAATATTATTTACATACATATCTTTTTATGAAGGATGTAGATAGTATCTACCCCCTTTTACTTTAAATTCATTATATTATATTAATAAAATAACTTAAAGATAGGTTGTTTATATATGTATTATTCCCTATGGAAATAGTACGAGCATTTAATAATAATGAATTGCATACAGAAATAATTATAAAAGGAACCATTGAAAATCCATTATTTAGAGCATGTGACATTGGAGAAATATTAGAAATTTCTAATGTTAGATCAACTATTCAACATTTTGATGATACAGAAAAAATTACTCAACTAATAAAAACAGGAGGAGGATTACAAAATGTCACTTTTTTAACTGAAAAAGGATTATATAAAATTTTATTTAAATCTAGAAAACCAATTGCTGAACAATTTCAAAATTGGGTATGTGAAGTTATAAAAGAAATTAGATTGAACGGTTTTTATAATTTACAAAAACAACTTAAATTAAAAGATGAAGAAACTAAAATACAAATTCACAATGAAAATCAACTTACAAACGAAAGAATTTTATTAGATAAATTTGCTAATATTGGAAGTATAATTTATATTATTAAAGTTAAAACATTTGAAAATGGAACCTATATAATTAAAATTGGAGAATCAAGACGAGGAATAGAACTAAGATATGCTGAACATAAGAAAAATTATGAAGAATGCTTGCTATTAGATTGTTTTCAAGTTAATAAATCTAAAGATTTTGAGTATATGTTACATCATAATAATATTATTCGTCCAAATAAAGTTAAAAATTTAGAAAATCATGAAAGAGAAAACGAATTATTCTTAATTGGTCAAAATTTAACATATCAAATAGTTTTAAAAATTATTGATGATAATATTGATAATTATAATTATATAGTTAGAGAATTATTGTTAGAAAATGAAATATTGAGATTAAAGAGAGATAATCCATTAGCTAACATCGATAGTGAATTGTTGGCAGAATTAATTCAAACTAACAAACAATTAAATGAGAGAGTAATTTCTTTGGAAAATACTGTAAAAATTTTAATTGAAAATAAATTTATAGAAAATAATTCAATAAAAGAAATTGAAAAATCTGAATCTTCTTCTACAAAAAAAGAAACTAAATTAGTTACTGGATTTGGCCAACAAATGCCACATTTGGGTCCACGTCTTCAAAAAATTAATCCAGAAACATTACAATTAATTAAAGTTTATGAGTGTGTTACAGAAGTAATGAATGAAGATAAAACTATAAAAAGACCAAGCATTACAAAAGCAATAAATAAAAATACAATTTATCGTGGTTTTCGTTGGTTATTAGTTGAAAGAAATTTAGACCCGAATATAATATATTCTATTGAACCAACAAAACAAATTCAACAACAAAATTTAGGATATGTTGCTAAATTAAATTTTGATAAGACTGAAATTTTAAATGTTTATTTGGATAGAAAAACTGCTGCTTTATCTAATGGATATAAAACACCATCAGCATTAGACAATCCTGTAAAAAATCAAACTAGTGCAAATGATCATTACTACATTCTTTACGAACAATGTAATGAAGAATTAACATCCAATTTTGAAGAAAAATATGGAGAACCAATTTTATATAAAAATGGAGTTGGACAATATGATGAAAATAATATTTTAATAAAAGAATTCAAGTGTAAATATGATTGTCAAAAAGAAATGATAATGAGTGATAAAACATTACGAAAAGCATTAACAACTAACATTTTATACAATGATTATTATTATAAAGAACTTGGTGAAAAATTATGTATGTGTTAAATTTTTTTATTTATTTTTAAATATTATTAATTCAAATACTTTTACAAACAAATTTAAAAGTATTTTAACCAATTTATATAAAAACAATGAACCAACAAAATGCCAACAAAAAGAATAAATATATAGAAAATAGAAAGGCAACACCAGAAGAAATAATATATATTTTTGTTCGAGTTCTTGAAGGATGGCGAACAATTAAAATATATAATATCATGATACAAAATAATAAATCTACTAAACTAACAAAAAAAATAGTTGAAAATATATCAACAGGAAATATTAAAATTCATCCATTTGAATTACCTGAAGAAGAATATAATAAATATTTATTTTTGAGAGAACAAGTTTATGAATTTAGAAAAAAATTATAAAAATAATATTATTTATTTATATGTAATGAGCAGTGAAACTAAAGAAGATGTAGAATGTCAACTTAGAAGTATTTATTATCCTAGATATGATTTTGATGATGAAGATGATTATAATGATATGATACCTAATTTTAATCATAATGATAGTTTAAATTGTAATGATAATTATTATGTTAATGATGAATATATTACTGATGAAAATATTCGTCAATTTGTAAGAGATTATATTTATGGTTATTATGATTATTTACCTGAGTTTTTAATTGTTGAATCAACATCTGATGCTATTCCAATTGGACAATGGGATGTTTCACGAGTTACTAACATGTCATTTTTATTTGCCGGAATTACACGTATATACGATGTTATGAATGATAAATGGGAAGAATTTGATGAAAATTTAAATGATTGGGATGTGTCAAATGTTAAAAATATGACTGGAATGTTTTATTATTGTAAATTTTTTAAGAGTCCATTGAATAAATGGAATGTATCAAATGTTACAAATATGGAATATATGTTTACTTATTGTAAATCTTTTAATTCAGATATAAATTCGTGGATTGTTTCAAATGTAACAAATATGGAGTATATGTTTTACAATTGTTTAAAATTTAATAAACCATTGAATAATTGGAATGTAACTAAATGTGATAATTTTAAATTCATGTTTAATGATAATTATGGTTCTGACATGGAATTTAATCAAAATTTGAGTAGTTGGCTTATTAAAGATATTCCTAATATAGATAATGGTATGTTTAGTTTACGTATGTCACGTTACGTAGAAGGATTACCAAAAAAAATAGATTTAAAAGAAATGATAGAACAAGAAGCTAGAGAACATTTTACTAAAATAAATTATTTAAATTTAATAACTGAACAAACACAAGGAAGAGCTTTTGAAATTCATAATGAATTTAAGACTTTATCTCAAACAAAAATTAATTATTTATATGATTTATTAAGTCATGAAGTAGGACTTCCATCAGATACGTATAAATTAGAGAATATAAAAAATCACATAGTAAGTAAATTAACTAATTTTATTAATTCTGAAGAAAATGTTGACTTAGACAAAGATGTATATACATCAGCTATAAATGTAATTGAAAGAAGATTAGATTTTAGTAATAAATTAAATTTAATACCATTATATGGATATTTAATTGATTTTGTATTTAAACAACCTTACATTTTTAAAATGAATTATGTACAATTATACTTGAAAGATTGTATGGGTAGCTACTCTGAAACTGATTCTCCATTAACATTGCCATTTAATATGAGTATGATATCATGTGTGACAGGAATAAGTGAAAGAATTTTGTTAGCGTTAGGAAAAACATTGGAAATAATTTGTAGTGCAAAAGATGAAACTATTTGTCCTAAAATGTATGAAGAATTATATAAAAACGTATTCAAATCACTAAATATGAATGAATTAGTAATGGAATGGAGCGAAAAATATTTGGATAATGAAAAATTTAAAGAAAATCATGATATAAGAAAAGATGATCCAAATTCCAAAAAAAAAATGTCACGAAGT